CCTTGTTCATCAACATGTATATGTCGACTGGGAACACCGGTATTGGAGATAAGCATTACTTCTAAACTGCAGCAACAAGCCTGACAGTTTGTACATGTCACGTCTGTAGTGGGTATGTTTTTTACTTTAATGATACAGAATGCGATGGGAGCAGCCCGACAGACCACAGCTTACAACTGCTTTGTGTCAGGACACATCGAAGACTCAATGGAGTCTATCATGCAGAAAGCTACGGAAGCTGCATTTACCATGAAGAAGGGTGGGGGTATTGGGTATGACTTCAGCCGATTACGCCCAAGAGGTGATAGGATTGTCACCTTAGACAGTCGTTCTAGTGGGGCTGTATCCTTCATGGGTATCTTTGATAGTGTATGCCAGACCATTGCCTCGTCAGGCCACAGGCGTGGAGCGCAGATGGGTGTGCTACGAATTGACCATCCCGACATCGAACAGTTTATTGCAGCCAAGCACAACTCTGACAAGCTCACAGGTTTTAACATCAGCGTTGGTGTGACAGATAAATTCATGGAGTGTCTTGCAAACGACACCCCCTTTCCCCTTGTATTTGAAGGCAAGGTCTACAAAGAGATAGACCCCAAGGCTTTGTGGGATAGGATTATGAATAGTACATGGGATTGGGCAGAACCTGGAGTTTTGTTTATTGATACTATCAACAACAAAAACAACCTAAAGTACTGTGAAAACATAGAAGCCACAAACCCATGTGGAGAACAACCTCTGCCTCCCTATGGCGCATGTCTGCTGGGTTCTTTCAACCTAACCAAGTATGTAACAGACGGTGCATTTGACTTTGGATTATTCACTGGTGACATTCATAATGTAGTTCGTGCTATGGATAATGTCGTAGACAGAACAATCTATCCTCTCCCAGAACAGAAGACAGAAGCAGAGAACAAACGCAGGATGGGACTAGGTGTAACAGGCCTTGCGAATGCTGCTGAGATGTGTGGGTTTCCTTACGCTTCAGAGCAGTTCATGGCGTTTACCGAAGAAGTTATGACTGTCCTTCGTGACCATTGCTACTCAGCATCGGCTGACCTTGCGGAAGAAAAAGGTTCTTTTCCTCTCTATGATGAGTACCACTACCTGCAGGGTGAGTTTATCCAGACCTTATCTCCTTGGGTTATTGAGAAGATAAAAGAAAAAGGTATTAGAAACAGCCACCTTACTAGCATTGCTCCAACAGGCACAATCTCATTGACAGCAGACAACGTATCATCAGGTATCGAACCACCTTTTAGCAACTATTATGACCGTACAATCCAGCAATTTGATGGACATACCGTAGAGCGAGTTGAAGATTATGCCTACGCTCAAGGCTATAAAGGACGCACAGCCAATGAGATTACAGCACAAGAACACTTAGCTGTTCTCGCTCTAGTATCTAGGTATGTGGACTCAGCCGTTTCTAAGACATGCAATGTTGGTGACCAAGTTACCTACGATGAGTTCAAGAAACTGTATGCAGATGCTTGGAAGCTAGGCTGTAAAGGAATTACAACCTTTCGTGCCAGCGGTAAAAGGTATGGAATTTTGAACGAGGTTAACGACAACGACAGCAAGGCTGAAGCCTGTTTCATTGACCCCATAACAGGACAAAAGGAATGTGGGTAGGTCTAAACTTCCCCTATAGGTACAATCATTATGAAGATATTCAATGATAACCCAACTTTATCCAAGGAACTTTTGAATTATATTCAAGACTTGTTCCCAAATCATCTTCCAGCTAACGAGATTTCTTTAGAAGAACTCCGTTTCCTGCAAGGCCAGCAGTCCGTTATGCGGAAGCTGGAAGAATTATATAATCAAAATTTTGAGGAATAATAATATGTGCATCCCCACACCAAAAGCACCTAAGCCACAGGTGACAGCGCAGTCTGCGCCAGTAACAGCATCAACACCCGAATTTGAAACAGAAATGGCAGATGTTGATACACAGTCTGATATCAAAATGAAGAAGAAAAAAGGCAAAGACCAACTGAAAATTTCAAAAGACCCAGCTATTGCTATGGCTGGTTCGGGTACAGGTGGCTCTTCTAGTTCTGGTGTCAACATAACATAAGGTATTGAACAATGGCTTTAGAGATTAGTGAAGGTACTGCTGCTAAACGCTATGCTATGTGTGAAACATCAAGAGATGTATTCCTCCAGCGTGGACGTGATGCTGCAGAACTGACCATCCCTACTCTCCTGCCACCTGATGGACATAGTGGAAGTACAACGTATGCAACCCCCTATCAAGGGGTAGGAGCAAGAGGCACAAACAACCTAGCCTCTAAGCTTCTCCTTACATTGTTACCTCCAAACAGTCCTTTCTTTAGACTAACCATTGATGACTTTGACCTTGCTGAACTAGCAGGCTCTGATGCTCGTGGTGCTGTTGAAGAAGCTTTGTCTCGTATTGAACGAGCAGGTATGCAGGAGATAGAAGCCAAAGCAATGCGTGTGCCTGTGTTTGAAGCACTCAAACAACTTATCGTTACAGGTAACGCCTTACTCTACATGCCCAAAGAAGGTGGTATGAAGATATTCAAGCTTGACCGTTATGTTGTTAAGCGTGATTCGATGGGTAATGTTTTGGAAATCTTGACAAAGGAAAGTGTTAACGCACTTATGCTTCCTCAAGAAATTCGTGAGGTTATTGAAACCTCCGATACAGAAATGAAAAACCTTGAGCTTTATACTCACACCACTCGTGTTAATAAAGGTTGGGAAGTTTACCAAGAAGTGCAAGGAATAGAAATTGCAGGCACTCGTGGTAAATTTAAAGAAGAAGAATGTCCCTTCCTCCCACTACGCTTTACTCGTGTAGATGGCGAAGATTATGGAAGAGGATACGTTGAAGAATACATTGGTGACTTGAGAAGCCTTGAGGCTTTGACAAAGGCTATTGTTGAGGGGGCTGCGGCCTCATCTAAAATACTGTTCCTTGTCAAACCAAACGGCACAACCAAAACCAGAACCCTAGCTGAAAGTCCTAATGGTGCTATTGTTAGTGGTGATGCTGCTGATGTTTCTACATTGCAGGTTCAAAAAGCATCTGACTTTAGAGTTGCTCTTGAAACAATGCGTACTATCAACGAAAGAATATCTTACGCTTTCCTTATGAACAGTAGCGTACAGCGTCAAGCTGAGCGTGTGACTGCAGAAGAAGTAAGGTTTATGGCACAGGAGTTAGAGTCTGCCCTTGGTGGTGTGTACTCAATCCTATCTCAAGAACTACAGATGCCTCTGATTAAGACTATCATGGCTACCCTAGAACGCTCAGGTAAAATGCCTAAGCTGCCAAAAGGTGCAGTCAAGCCTACGATTGTCACAGGCATTGAAGCCTTGGGTAGAGGCCAAGACCTCAACAAACTTGCTACATTCCTGCAATATTTACAGCCTTTAGGGGCGCAGGTAATTGCATCTGAAATGAATATCTCAGATTACATTGACCGATTGGGAGCTAGTCTGGGGATTGATACCAATGGTCTAATTAAGTCTGAGGAGCAGAAGGCACAAGAACAAGCCCAAGCAATGGAGATGCAGCAACAGCAGCAACAGATGCAGATGATGCAACAGATGGCTGTTAAAGGCACACCTGAGATGATTAAGCAAGGTGCAGCGCAAGTACAACAACCACCAAGCGAATAGGTATATAATGGTAGACAGTTTAAATACGCATGACTTAGACACAGGGGCTGAGCCTGCAGAGCATACTAAAGCTATGCTTGAAAAAGCAGAACAAATAGAAAAGAACAATAACCCTGAGCGTCCTGATTGGCTCCCTGAGAAGTTTGCTTCTGTCGAAGCGATGGCTCAGGCCTACACTGCCCTTGAGCAGAAGATGGGTAAGCCAGAAGAACAGGATGCTCCGACAGAACCCAACGCACCAGAAACCGAAGGCACTGCCAGCAATAACGCTAACGAGGCAGCAGAGGTTCTGGATAATGCAGGGTTAGACTTTGATGTATTCCAACAAGAATATACTGAGAATGGAGAGCTTAGCCCTGATGCGTATCAAGCATTAGAGGAAGCTGGCTTTCCTCGCAGTCTTGTTGAAACTTATATTCAAGGAGA